GTTTCCGAAGTGTTCAAACAAAATGCTGAAATATAAATTTTCATTTCCAACTCACTAAATGTCGGGTCTGAACCACATATGTCAACCAATTTTTTCCTGATTGGGTGCACGTCTACAAACCCAAATTTGGTGAAGAATGAACCCAATTTAATTTTAAAAAAGTTCGAAAGGTTGATAGACGTGGCAGTATCTAATATCTCATCAACCGACATACCAACAGCCAAGAAGAGGGCCAGAATCGATCCCGCCGAGGACCCTGAGATTTCCTGGACATCTACAAGTTGAGTTTCCCGTGCCTTCAGACCCCCTATGAGAGCGAATATACCCATCGAAGCTGGTCCCAGAACAAGGTATTTCATCTTCCTACTTAGTAGAACTGAGGAAATTGGCGCCGTAATGTCGCGAACACAATCGCGTAAACGATGGAATGCACCAGAGCAGATGTCACGCTCGTCTGCCCCGATCGAAAGACACCCCTGCTCCCGGGGGGTAAAGTAAGGAGAAGACCTGGGCTCAGGATGAGGAACAGAGCTGTGCTCACCAGGAGGTCTGTTTTGGTGAGAACCAGGCCCATGGCCTTGGCTATCAGGCTGTACACGACAAAGAACACGAGAGCGTGGAAAAATATAGCCATTTGGTTTGTTTTTTGATTCATGAAAGAAAGCTTTTCCCCGTTGGTGGTCAAGAGCACACCGGGGCTTAACGTTAAAAAAAGTGCAGCTGGGATAGCCACTCGCTGGGCTGTAAGGTTTGGTGGAAGCATGTTAATATAGGTCCATATAATTTTTCACAAACTCTTCAAAGTGAAAGAAGTTGGCACCCCGCATCATTTCTTCATGTAGCCCATTGGCATTCACACTCTGTCGAACGCGTCTCCAAATAGTGTGAAGACATTGTTCATAGACATGATCATCCCATATGACTCGCTCACTATAAGAGTCATGTTCCTTGAAACAAAATTCCACAAAGTCACAAAACTTCCCATCATGCATAATATGAGAGTCATATAGGGATGTCCTGATAATGTCCCACATATGCCATAATTCGTCTGAATATTGGACTTCCCAGTCTTCAATATTCAGAGGAGTGTCTTCAAAAAATTCATCATCATCACTGGCGTCAGGGTCGAAACCGTTAGTAGCCTCGTAAACGTATTGACTCCAAACCATGATGATCAGTTACTTACTTCCTTAGGGGGTTTATCTTTTATACCTGTTAACGAGATAGAAGTCGATTCCTTTGTCTTGAGATTATCCTTGATCGCATTTAAAGCTCCCTCAACTTTGGCTTCATCACCTGAGAAGAAAGACATGAGACCAGCTGAGATGGCTTCTTTGTTCATCGTGCCTTTCCGAACAGACTTACGAATACTAATTTTCCCTTTCCTGAGATTGATCGTGTCGATACCCTGATCAATCATATGTTTCTTCACATTCTCCTTGAGTCGCTTCTCCTCCTGGTTAAGAATCTTGATATCAGACTTCGCATCCGAGAGTTGCTTTGTAAGTTCTACAAGCTTAGATACAGTTTCCGAGAGCTCGTTAGAGACATTCGCCATTATTAATTACTATAGATATCTAATCTTTAACTTTAGGCGCACAATCCACGCTGCATCAAGTCAGGGACGATGGTAGAGTTGTTCCAGACGTAAGGTTCCTTGGGGTTGGGGGGATCCTTACGGATCTGCTGGTTGGCGTTGCGGAGAGCGCCACCGATAGTCTCGGGCATACCGATCTGCTGACGGGGATCGAGGAAGTTCTGACCAGCGAGGACATCCTCGGGTGCGAACTGACCAAAGTCCTCCTCGGACGCGATCTCACGGGGGAGAAGAGAAGAAGCGAGACCCGTGCCCTGGTTCATGCCGCAGGTAGCGGGACCAGCGGTGGGACCGGCAGAGGGACCCGCAACAGAAGGGCCAGAGCCGAAAGGCGCATACTCACGCTCTGTGATGGTGTAAGAAGACTTGGAGTTTAAGTTGCAGAGGAGGAAGATAAGGACAGCTACGGCGACCAGCATCAGAATATTCTGGTTACGACCTTTCATCATCTTTTATATATAATTAACAAATTTTTTTTACTGCTCGTCATCATCGACAAAAGCGTATTGGTCTGGGTAGGTATCGAGAACCGGCTCGGGGTGGAGCCTGACCTGGACAAGATTCCATGTGCAAGCAAAAGTTTTCTTGGCAAACCAAAGTCCCGAAAATTCCAAGATGACATCACAAGTCTTATCGGGCTGGACAGTCTCAAAATCGACGCTCTCCTGCTGGGAATCAAAAACCTTAGTCGCGTCAATACGATCACATGTCACCTGACCCTCAACCACACTTGGGGTGTAAGCTCCCCTGATGACAGCCTCAGAGAGCTCCTTACCGAACCACTCAGTAGAATTCTCTTGTGCAGCCTCAACATTCTTGGAGTCAACCGCGTTGACCTTCTCAATGTTCGACTCGGAGACGAGGTCAAGGGTAATCTCATCAGAGATGTCAGATATCTTGACACCATTCAGTTGAATGAACACCTTGCGCTTATTGTCGTTACGGACTTTCACGAAACGAAGACCATCCTCACCCTTGGTAAGAGTATCAAAAATCATTATAGTTTATATGGTAACTATTTCTTTAAACCAACAAATGGTATAGCGGCTGCCTTATCTAGCACTGAGTTGGGCACCCATTTATTTCTCCTGGGTTTATGACCATACAAAGTTTTGCTCACATTCAACTGCTTTGGAATTTTTTTCGCATTCTTCACCCTCAAGTTCATTTCATTTTTAACGTATGAGTTGTTAGTCACATTTTTCCATTTTAAGTTTTTAACGTTAAACCTCTTGTTCCCTGAACTATTCTCATAGCCATTCACTTTTACATTGTTGAGTGTAGATTTCAAACCGTGGACAAAATGCTTGGAAAGACGTTCGTCTGAGGGTTTGGTTGTGTAACTGTTGTACTTGTAAGGGTTTATCTTGGCGGCTCTCGTCATGGAAACCTTCCCATTCTTACGTGTGACTGGCTTCTTCCTGACTATCTTACTGTGAACCCTTCTGAACAGTGTCTCAATTGAGTCTGAAGGATTTACAGTTTTCACGAAAAGTTTGGAAAGTTTGAGCAACCTCTGTCTATCCTTCTCTTTCTTCTCTGGGCGTAATTTCAATTTGTGCATCAAGTAAATGTCTTCGATGAGAAACTCTTTACTGGCTACGAATATCTTGTTATTTTTGACCGACTTACCAGTTTCGGGGTTACGATAAGTTACACCCCTACGCCTGGACAAGACAACTTCATAGCCGAATTCGTTGGGGCGCATGAAAGGTATGTCTAAGATACCTCCTATAGTAGTATTTTCAACTCTTCCAGTCTTTGTCGAGAAGAACTTGATATTGAGGTCAAGAGCAAACAATTCCACATCTATGAAAACGTCTTCCTTACTCGGTTTGTTATCACTTCTCGTCTTTTTCTTTTTTATAAGAATGTATCTTCTTGTCACGTGAGGACCCTTGGTGTCGAAGTTCACACCCAGGAACTTGAATATTTTGGGATACTTTTTCCTCATGGCCATCATTCTCTTTTTAATTCTCAGGTTCAATTTTTGAGCAACCTGACCGAGTTTATCCCACAATATCAGTTTAGTGGCTTGAAGTTTACCGAAGAATTTTGGGTCAACAGACATTCGAGGCACAAACTTCGCGTCTATATCACTTGTGACTATTCGATCATCATAAGCTGTGTATATGTTGAAAGCTTCACCACCACTGATCACCAAGTCGCCCATGTCTTTCATGTGCTCTGTAATTTCACCCACCGTTTGAAGAATGATGTCACGAATACTATCAGTTATCAAGACGTACATGAACTTCTCGAAAGACTTCGTCGAATGTTTCGTTCGAGCTTGAGTCCTAAATTTACCCAAATCCCTCTGGAGGTTACGATCGAAATACTTTTTCATCTTTGGATCCCTGAAGAGAAGATGCTCCTTCAGGAATGTGTCCATAGTCGACTTTGAATAAATATGTTCGTCCATTAATATATTGGAATATAATAATATGGTGTGCAACGTCATAGATGAGTGTCGCTGTTATCAATTTTCTAACAATCCAAACCAATTCTGTGGTGTGCGTCGTGGTGAAAGAGTTTTGAGATGTCCAGATGATTGTTGCTTTGGTGGATGTGTCTCTGATGGATCTAGACCTCCTTTCAGATACATAGACGTCCCTGATGTGATAAACACAGAACCCCTGAAGAGATTGGACAAGGAAAAGGCTTTCAATTACATCGTGAGAATGTTCATATGTTTATGTTTCGTCTTACTCATAGACTTAAAGATTAGGGGACTAAGAAAGGTATAATGTCTCTCGAAAACATCCAGACCGAAATCACCGCCCTTCGTAACGACGTGAAGAACCTGACCAAGCTCGTTCGTAAGATTAAGAACACTCAGGAGGATCCTAACGGTGAGAAGGCCAAGAAGCGTGCTGAGAACAACGGATTCAATCGTAAGCAGGAAATTACACCTAAGTTGAAGGAGTTTCTCGGACTTCCTGATGGTGAGCTCATCTCCCGCTCTGAGGTGACCAAGTTCGTCAACAAGTATATCACTGACAAGGGTCTCAAGCACCCCGAAAACGGTCGCCAGATTATCCTCGACGACAAGCTTCGTGAACTCCTCTCTCCTCCCGAGGGTGTCGTCGTCACCTACCTTAACCTTCAGAAGTATCTCTCTCCTCATTACGTCAAGAAGGCTTAAAAAATAAAACCCAATACATAATAACAACATGGTGACTTTCATTGAAAAGGCACAAATTGAAGAAGTTGTTGGTACAAAAATAAAAAACCTAGGTTTGTACCAAAAAGCTTTTACGCACAAGTCTGCTCTAAAGGAGTATGAAAATCTTACGGAGTCTTTTGAAACTCTTGAATTTATAGGTGATTCTGTATTAGGTTTTGTCATCACCAAATATCTATTTGATCGGTATGAAAACAAGCAAGAAGGTTTCCTCACGAAAGCTCGCACAAAGCTCGTTCGTGGTGAAACACTGGCCCACATCGCGAATCATTTGGGTCTCAATAAGTATGTCATCATGGATGAGAAGGGTATGCGGAACTCCTGGAACAACAATACCAAAATCCTTGAAGATGTATTTGAGGCACTGATCGGTGCGATTTATATGGATATTGGTCTTATCCATGCCAAAGAATTCATTTTACGAATCTACCAAGACCCCGCCATCATCAACATGAATATGATCATGATTGACGATAATTACAAAGATCATCTCATGCGGTATTGTCAAGTGAACGGATGGGAACTACCCGAATATCGGGTATCTGGTCATGAGGAGGGAATTTTCTATATTGACATCTACGTCCAAAACGTATTCTTTGCCAGAGGAATCGCGAGAAGTAAGAAACAGGCTGAACAAAATGCGGCCAGGAGTTATTTTGAACTTTTGGGAACCTACGCCAACTATGATTTCACCTAAGTTGGCTTAAAAACTAGAAAATAGTACTATGTAATATGCACCCAAAAGTTAAAGCGTTGATTGAACGGGAGTATGCCGCCCAAAAGTCTGAGGAATGGTTGGCTCTCCGTGGTAATATGTTAACCGCTAGTGATGCAGCTACGGCCATAGGTGTAAACAAATATGAGACACCCGAGGGTCTCCTACTCAAGAAGTGTGGTCTCGGTGAAAAGTTTACAGGTAACGCGGCGACCCGTCACGGTGAAAAATACGAAGATGAGGCTCGAATCCTTTACGAACAAAGACATAATGAAGTTGTTCATGAGATTGGCCTCTGTCCTCACCCCGAGCACAAGTGGCTGGGAGGAAGTCCTGATGGTGTATCCGAGTCTGGAAAATTAGTAGAAATCAAGTGCCCCCCTCAGCGCAAAATCATTCCCGGAGAAGTTCCGGAACACTATATGCCCCAGCTTCAACTCTGTATGGAGATCCTAGACCTCGAAGAGGCTGACTTCATCCAGTACAAACCAGCAGACACAAATTGGCCTCTACCAGAAGAGTTTGATGTCGTAAACGTAAAGAGAGATCGTGAATGGTGGAAAACGAATCTCCCAATTATGAGAGCATTTTGGGATAAAGTTTTATATTTTAGAGAACATTTAAATGAACTTCCTCCACCTAAGTTGAAGAAAACACGTAAAAAAAAGGAAAAGGAACCAGTCAAGTGTGAAATTGAAATATTATCTGACGAAGATCCATACAACGATGATTAGTGATCAATACAAATTGGCCATAAATACGATCAATACTCGATTGTATATACCTTATCAACGAGATGGAGTGCAATGGATGCTTGGTATGGAAAATCAGGCGTCCGGACCTAAAGGTGGTTTTTTATGTGACGAAATGGGTCTGGGTAAGACGGTGCAGTTGATTTCTACGATTCTCGGAAATCCCAAACAACGCACCCTAATCGTCGTACCCAAATCTATTATCACCCAATGGGTTGAAGAAATCAAACGCTTCGCCCCAACTATTGAGGTTCGAGTATTCGATGGCCCCAAACGAGATCTCGATTGGGAACTTCTCACAACCCCAGGTAAATGCTCTGTTACGATCGCGCCGTATACATTACTTACTGTGCACGGTGGTAAAGAGGATGCGAGAACCCCTCTACACAACTGTCGCTGGAATCGAGTCATCCTCGATGAAGCTCACGAGATCCGAAACAAACGTTCAAAGGTTTTCAAGAATGTTTGCCGTCTGAAGACTACCATCAAGTGGATTGTGACGGGGACCCCTGTGTTCAACTCGATGGAAGACTTTGTATCCCTCTGCGCGTTCTTGGGTCTTTCCAAGAATTTCGTGCAAGGAAGATCGAGGGAGATCAAGGATGTCTACATTCTCCGACGTACCAAGGAGGACCTCGTCAAGCTCAACGAACGTCTCCGACTCCCCCCGTGCACGTTCGACAACGTCGAGCTTGATATGTTCGAAGAAGAAAAATCCCTCTATGAGTTTGTGTTCCTGGAAGCTCAAAGTGTCATTCAAGACGCGTTCAGAGACGCTCAGACCCTGAACTCTAAAAACATGATCATCTTGGAATGCCTTCTGAGAGCGAGGCAGTGCATGATTTGGCCCCAGATGTATCTGAACGGGGTCGCTCAAAAAAATGAAACTAAACCCACCAAGTGGACTGGGAGATCGAACAAGATGGAGACTCTCTTCAGACTACTGGCGGAACACCCCAACGAGAAAACCCTTATCTTCTGTCAGTTCAAGGGTGAGATGAACTACATTCAATCTCAGTTGTCGTGCCCTGTTTTCAGGATCGACGGGTCCGTCTCAAAGGATGTTCGTGTGCAACAGATTGACGCGTTCAAAAAGTCTGGACGAGGCGCGGTCTTCATCATCCAAATCAAAAGTGGTGGTCAGGGTCTCAATCTCCAAGAAGCTACGAGAGTCTACATCACCGCCCCTGCTTGGAACCCAGCCACAGAACTCCAGGCTATTGGCAGAAGTCATCGCATGGGTCAAACTCAGGCTGTTCACGTAAAAAAATTAATTTACAAGGAATGCCCACGATTTGTGAGTGTCGAAGAAGAAATGATGGCTCTCCAGGGGCATAAATCCCTTGTTTGTTCAGAAGTCCTGAATGACGATCGGATTAAATCACAAATACCAGTGAACAGAACGACTGATAAAATCTCAATTTTGGATATCAAAAAAATTTTCCGTGCTTAATATAAATGACTGTTGGTTCCCGCGCTGAAGTTTTCCATGGTAATGCTTCCCAGACCTCCGGTGGTCTGCGTAAAAGTGATCTCAAGATGAAGGATGGTCGTATCATTTCTAAGGCGGCCAGCAAGGCGGCTAAGAAGTCCCTGAAGAAGAACCCCAAGTTCGCGGCTTTCATCGAGCTCGCGAAGGAGAAGGCCGCCAAGAAGGATCACTTCTGTCTTGTGCCCAAGAAGGGGTCGAAAACCTACAAAAAAATAATCAAGGATAATAAGTAAGTATGACTCTCTCTAAATGGGAAGACTCTGTGAAAGTTGCTAAAATTAAGCTAGGTATAGACCCTAAGAAGTTTACCAAGGTTCAGGGTAAGCTGCTTAAGGAGGCACAAAAAGTTTATAGTATCCTGTTGTTAAATAAATCTAAATCTTAAATTGAAACCCCTTCAAATTCTGAGGTTCATAGACGATGAGCTGATGAAGTTTCCATGTGCATCCAAACTTCCTGTTCAAGAAATACACACTGCCAAGTTCGACGATGGCATGTCCTGAATTTCTCGAATACAGTCCATTCTCCACCATGTCACGTAGAGGATTCTTGTCCGCGTCAAAGACAGTCGCCTTGATGTGATCATCCACCGTGGTATCAACTTTTACGCGAAACTTTGGTTCACGATCAGTAGATTCCTTCACGTTAGAATTAAACATCGGTAACAACTCTTCACGGGTCATCTGACTTCCGAAGATTGTCTCACTTTGCTCAACGACCGAGTCCACGATCATGCTCTCGAGAGTTCTGAGAGAGTCGTAAAACTTTTTCATATAACTTTCCTCTTCATCCCAACCCTTGATGGCAAAGTCAATGTTGTATTTTGTTGGACCAATTTCTGGGACAAAGCCCGAAACACCAAAGGGCATATACATTCGTGGGAACTGAATTTTAAGGGGTGTTCCCTGTTTTGTAGAGATGACTATCCTTCGGTTATTGTACTCATTAATCTGAATATTTTCAATTGCTTTGTCCATGAGTTATACATCTATCAAGAGTCAAAACTTTAAGCTGAACAGGCGACACAGTCGGGTTCGAGACTAAACTGGATAGGACGTGCCTTGGCCTTGGAGCGGAGATAATACATCCCAGTCTTCAGTCCAGCCTTCCACGCATACATATGCATCGAAGACAACTTCGAAAGTGTCGGACTCTCCATGAACAGGTTCATAGATTGTGATTGATCGATAAAACGACCCCTGTCCGCTGCCATATCGATAATACATTTCTGACTAATCTCCCAAACAGTCTTGTAAAGATTTTTGATATCATCCGGGATGTCAACAATATTTTGTATGGAACCACCAGCTTTAACCATCAAATCTTTCATCTCCTTTGACCAGAGACCAACACGTTTGAGGTCATTGACGAGGTGCTTGTTGACCACGACAAATTCACCCGCGAGTGTGCGTCGCAGATATATGTTCGTCGTGTAAGGCTCGAAGCATTCATTGTTACCCAAGATTTGTGCCGTCGAGGCGGTCGGCATAGGGGCCATGAGAAGACTGTTCCTGAGACCCTTTGACTTTACACATTCGCGCATGGCATCCCAGTCGTATCTTCCACTAAACTTAACTTCACCATCCCACATATCTGGCTGAAGAATACCCTCTGAGGCTGGAGAACCCTCGAATGATTCATAGGATCCATGAACTTCTGCGAGCTCTGAACTCGCTTCGAGGGCGGCGTGATACATCGTCTCAAAGATGTGTGCGTTCAATGTTCGTGATTCTTCGGAATCAAAGGGGAGACCACACAAAATAAAAACGTCGGCGAGTCCCTGAACACCGAGTCCGATTGGCCGATGTTTCATATTGGAACGACGAGCTGTCTCCACGGGATAGAAGTTGCGGTCAATCACGCGATTTAGATTCTTTGTCACAATCTTGGTCACTTCATACAGCTTCTGGAAATCAAAAGTCTTCTGGTCCTTGTTGACATACTTGGGAAGAGCGATGGAGGCCAGGTTGCACACCGAGGTTTCATCTTTGTCGGTATATTCCAGAATTTCTGTGCAGAGGTTGGAACTCTTGATGACACCCAAGTTCTTTTGGTTGCTCTTCGAGTTACAGGAATCTTTGTAAAGCATGTAAGGTGTGCCCGTCTCCGTCTGACTTTTCAAAATAGCCTTCCAAATGTCAGCTGCTGGCACTGTTGTATTGGCGAGTCCTTCCTCTTCGTATTTGGTATACAGTTCCTCAAATTCTTTCCCGTATACATCAGAAAGACCCCTGGCCTTGTCGGGACAGAACAATGACCAATGACCACCTTCCTCCACTCTCTTCATGAAGAGGTCTGGAATCCACATGGCTGTAAAGAGATCCCTACAACGAGCTTCTTCATCACCCTGGTTGAGACGAAGTTCAAGAAAATCTAAAATGTCGGGGTGCCAGGGTTCGAGATAGACCGCGATGGAACCCTTGCGCCGACCAGCCTGGTTGACGTAGCGAGCAGTCGCGTTGAAAACACGAAGCATAGGAATGATTCCATCAGATTGGCCGTTGGTTCCCCTAATTCTTGATTTATTGGCCCGAATGTCATGAATATGCATGCCAATCCCTCCAGCCCACTTACTGATTTGAGCACATTCAGTCAGCGTCTGATAAATGCCGTTGATGGAATCTTCTTTGTTTGCGATGAGGAAGCAGGAGGACATCTGGGGTCTTGGTGTTCCCGCGTTAAACAGGGTTGGTGTCGCATGTATGAAGAATCCCTGTGACATTTTGTCATATGTCTCCAGGACAGATGGGATGTCTTTTCCGTGAATGCCTATGGAGACGCGCATAAACATGTATTGTGGCGTTTCAATCAACTTCCCATTTACTCGTTGAAGATAGCTCTTTTCGAGTGTCTTCAGTCCAAAATATCCAAAATCAAAGTCACGGTCTGTCTTGATGTGTTCCTTCACTTGCTGAGCGACTTCGACGACTTCATCAGTGATGATTCCAGATTTTTGCAGTTTACGCATGGCGAGGTGGAAGTTGTTGGGACAAACTTTCTGAATGTTACTGGCGATAATACGTGTGGCCAGGGTTTCATAATCTGGGTCTGATGTAATCATACCAACACAAATTTCGGCTGAAAGAATATCAATTTCCTGAGTGGTGATGTTGTCATACATCGAAGAAAATACCTGCTGAGCAACTTTAGAGGAATCACAATTTTCCGAGAGTCCATATGTTAAATTCTTGATCCTATTGGTGACGTTGTCAAATTTCATATCCTCAATACGACCTGAGCGTTTAGTGACCCTCATATAACTATTCTTAAAATTTTATTTTTAAACTACTTCGTGCACTTCTCAAGATCGGCACTCCTCACCGTCGCGGGGCCCAACGTCTCATACTTCCGGTCAGGTTGAGTTAGGTAAGTGTTAACATAGAAAGGACCCGTCTGACCCGGCTTGGCCACAGGAGCATACGACCCGACAAAGCAGGCTGGGGGTTTGCATGGGATCTCTTCGATGATGTCTGGTCTAGAGTCATAATCTTTAAAGTCAGCGGGATTCAGCATTTAATATTTACAGATGTTTTTTTTTCGTCTACTATATTAAATGTGTGACAACTTACACCTGGATTCTCTGAAGCAGTGTGAGACCCCCCTCAACAGGCTGTTCTTTTCACCATACAACAAAGACCTAATTCAGCGTGGCATCCGTCAGACGTTCAAAAATAGAACTGGTATCGCCATCGACTACCAAAACCCTGACGACTTGTACGGAATCATGCGGTCTGTATTCATCAGCAACTCCGGTGATCACTACAACAACGTCAACAATCAGGTGAGAGATATGAATATTCGTGTCATCGACACCTCACTTGGACAGATCCAAACCGGTGTGTCTCAATACATGACTTACGCGCGTGAGATTGATACCATCAGCCAGCCTATGGACAGACCGGTGAACACGAGTACGGTCGGGAAAAAATTACCTCGCAATAGGGTTGGAATCAATTAAAGATTAGACCCTACAACTTGGTAAGTAAATGAGTCTTAATTATTATAAATCAGAAACGGAAAAAGTCTGTAAACAGAAAGGATGGGATCGAGCTGCTATAGATACCGTATGGCTTCTCCTGACAGAGGAGTTTGGTGAGCTGGCTTCTGCGATTCGTCAATACAAGAAGACATTCAAGAAGACAAATCTAAAAAAAGAGAGAGGCACGGATGTTATGATGGAGATGGGAGATGTGTTCAGTTATCTATTCCAATTAGCCCATATGTTGAATGTAGATTTGGACAAGATGTGGAAAGAGCACCAAACCAAGATGCATGACAAAAAATATAATCTGAAGTAATATCAAGAATGAGTGATTATATGCTCAATGATAAACATTCCATGGATAAGGTGAATCCATTTGTCGTGCATGAATTCTCCCTTCCAGGAGGAATACGAGAAACGGACCGAACAGAGATTGAGGAATATTATACGACAGATTCGATCACGAGGAAGAGGCCCAGTGATCGGGAACAGAAACTCCTCGACAAGATTGGTGTTCACGAAATTCACAAAACTGAGATGAGCCCTTTCTGTGGGACAAACCTCTGCGATAAACAGAGGAAGCAAAACGTCATGAACAAGGTGATTCACCCCAGGCGTAACATCGATTATGGAGTTTCGTGCAAGGTGAAGAAGCCAAGGGTTGTTAGTGTGGGTGTATCCAATGCGAAGAAGCATATGGTCCCAGACGCGACAAAGGCTGCCATCGTAGTTCTAATCATTCTAATGCTAGTTTATGCATTACGGAGATGAAGTAAGACAGGCGCTTTTTTTGGATACACATCTGCACGATACCTGGGATATATTTCCGGGAAAACTTAGTCACGAAATCTACTTGCCAAGCACTTTCCATATCTATGCGAGGTGGTTGAAATGTAGGATCTAGGATTTTCACAGCATTTATCAATCTCACGAAGAAGCGGGGTTCGTGATAAGTATACAGGATCTCTTCCAAAAATAATTCAGCCATTCGCTGGAGAACTTCGACAGTCTTGACGACCATCGCATCCAAAAACTTGTAGTAATCAATGACACTTGTGGATTCCCAGGAAATCCGATTCCAGTCCCCTATAGGTTCAGTGTTGATATAGTCAGTGTATCTATTGTACTCCTTACGTCTGTTGTTCCATTTCATGTAAACCATCTCTACGTAATGTAAGTCAGATTCTACGTCATGAACAAATGTCGCGGATGAAAGGTTATTTAGAGACATGTATCATATAAAGAAGTCTTGTCTCTAAGTAAAAAAATGTTTCAATATATAAATGGCTGGCCTCATCATTATTGGTGCCGCGGTATGCTGTTCTATGTGTTGTGGTTCACCGTTCACAGCAGTGTACTTTGCCCCGAAAAGGAGTGATGAGTTCGCTGTGAGACTCAAGAAGGTTTTACCAGATACAGCCAGTGACTTCATACCAGATAAGCCATCGGAGTGGTTGGGTTCTGAATACGAAGATGACTACGACCCTGTAAAGGATGAAGAAGATGAGTTGCAGTTGTTGAGAAACGAACTCTCGGCTCTCTACGGTGAGGATGAAGCGGCACAACTCATACTTGATATGGGAACTGATAATGAAGCGGAAAACATACAGGATTTGTTACAACTTAAGAGGGGTAAGAAATACTTTGAAGACGAAAGATCTACACCCTGTTTTGACAATATTTACGATATGGCGGCTAAGGTAGACTGTGGACAAAACGCAGTCAAAAGATTCAAGCTTTCAACATGTCCCGGCGGGAAATATAAATATGAATACACATGTCTAGGTGGTATAAATGCTAAGATATCAGATGAAACGTATGACACACCTCCAGTCACACCAGTGAGTCTTGGTGAAAATTTCTTTGATGTTCCTATCGATATGAGAACCATTTATAGACATAATGTCCGATGTGACATTGGCGGAACAAGGGGGACGAACGACACAAATATGACAGGATCCACAGCGGGTGGTGATACACCGATAACTCAATTTAGATACGACTATAATGTCGATTCGGCTAACTCCTTAATGAACACAACAAAGTATTTCTATAAATGCTTAGACACGATACCACTTGGTAAATGTTACAATTACGAAACATCGACCTCCGCCCTCAAACCTGAAAATCTTGTTACAGACGGTGCTTTGGGACTTCGAAGTCATGAGATTAAGTGCCCGGGAGAAACACAAGTTCTCACCAGATTTCAGTTGAAAGCAGGTGGAACAGCGGCTGATGGAACAGTGATACCCCCCGAACCAAAGGAGGGTGAATCGACTTTGTATCGATACGATTACACATGCTGCAACATGAAAGCTGAGGGGTGTTCTGAAGAAATGGAGGCACAAGGAATTTGCACAATGAGCACCTAAGTTTTGGGTGTCACCTTAAAAATTTAAGTCTAAATGATGTATTCGTCAATAGCGAATAACAGTTTCTCATACTTACTCACCCTCGACGAGATCAGGAAAGCTTTACCAGATGATCTTCGTCCATCATGGGTGAAGATTACTACGATCACGATGGTATCGAGCTTTATGCATCAAATTGACATAAAGAAGCTCAGGGAAACGTTTGAGAGAATCGGATCCTACAAGATGAGACGACAAGGTTCAAAAACGGAAGGGTTTGAGTGGAAACTCAAACCTACGACCTTCTACAATCAGGTCACTCTGACCTACAATGACACATACAGCACCAAATCGGTCAAAGTTTTTCCCAATGGAAGTATTCAAGTTGCTGGATGCTGTGACCTTTTTGACTGTAAACGCATCATCACACAACTCACGCATATCCTAACTTCTTTTTTGGGGATGGATATTAAAGCCCCAGCTGATTCATTCAGGGTTGTCATGATAAACTCGAATTTCAGTCTGAATTACAACGTGAATCTACTGAAAGTTGCGAACTGGTTCGAGGAATATAACGACATCTTCAAAGTTTCGTTCGAACCCGACAGGTATTCAGCGGTGAAGATCAAATTCAAACCCTCCGAAGACATGAAGGAGATCACAACCAGCATCTTCAGCACCGGAAAGATCATCATCACAGGAGCTGAAACTTTGAAAGAAATCGCATTCGCTTACAATATCATCAACCAGCACATCAACGAGAACCCCGAGATTCGAGTTTCACCCACAGAAGAGACTGATGTCTTTGACATTTACCTTGGATATAGATGTGAACCCATGGTCAAACAACTCCGGGAAAAGGGATTCAATTCTTGGATGCAGACAACCACCAACCGCCGAATTAATTTCTAGATTTATATTAACAATATGTCTCAGAGACTTGGAATGGCAGATGGCAGGTGCTTCACTATGAATACCTCAGCCCAATTACTCAACAACCATATCATGAAGACGAACGGGATCACCTACGAAGACAATTATTCTTTTAGGCAACTTCTCCAAAAGCAGGGACCAGCTATCATGAATGCTGTGCAGGCAGAGCAAGGCACTGGACCCTGCAACGCGTGTGACAAACCCCTTCTGAAAACACCCAACACCTACTAAGTGAGAAAAATCAAAGAAAAAACTTTGGACCCATACTCTAGAATGCAGACATGTTCTATATGTCTCAATGACGTCAGGGCAACGAGGACAAATTCTCCGCTCAGATGTGGACATGTATTTCACTCCCACTGTCTAGAGGAATGGAAAAACCAAGGTAAGAATACGTGCCCAGTGTGTAGAAAAGTATTCGATGTCACGCAGTACAAGGTGATAGTGACGATTCAAAACAATGTAACAGCAGTTTCAAACTCTGTGACATTGAACGAAGAATCTATATTTAGTGTTTTAGATTTGTTTGATATCAATTTCGACATTGAAGAATTACCCGATTTAGAGAGTATTCTTGCTGACCTTGGGATGAGTCTTTCCGACTTTGATGCCTCTGTTCTTGACACAGAATGAACTGCAATATCTCTCATAGTTCAGACCAGGATAGTTCCTCGAACATTTACGGGGATCCTTGATGACCTTTCCCTTCGCGTCTGTTAAAAGTGGACCGGTAGCCCAGCCACGTTTATGACTAAATACGTTAGCCTTAAACGTTATACGCTTACCTACCTTGAAAGCACCTCCTCTTTTAATTCTCGATTCGGGCACCTTAAAGAATGTAGCCACAGATTTAATAGTATCTCCCGGTTTAATCTTATACTCAACTACCCCATGCTGCTTGTAAAAATGAAAGTCACCCTGTCTGATATAATTTGAAGCTCTACCAGGGGAGACAAACATCATGACTTTGAAATATCCTTTCTTACATTTTTTGGTGGCATCTGTCTTGTACACCCTTTTCGGATTATCAGAAATAACGCGCTTCGGGAGTCCGGTGCAGTGTGTATACGTGTGATTCCCATTAGATAGGCCAGACCGGTCACCGGGAATGGATTTCTGCCATCTGTAGGCCTCGTAATCACCAACAGCATACGCGTAGCAGTTATTGTTTCCTATACCCCTAGAAGATCCCCACCTCTTAGTTGAAAACTTACTTTCATTGCCACTCAGGGGGAGGTTTTTCATCTATAGTTTACTCAGAAAAAAAATATTTACTTTTAATAAATGATCTCGGAGATTACCAAGTCTCGCAACAAGTCTGATGCTCTCATGGAAGTTCTCGTTTTTGTGCTCAACCTTCTCATCAGCACATTCATCCTCCGCCTCGTGTGGAACCGCTCCCTGGTGAAACACATCTCCGTTCTCAAGCCCATCAAGTCTCTTGTCGATGCATTCATTCTTTCCCTTTCCGTGCAGATTGTCCGTGGCATTTAAAACTTCTTAAATCCGACAGTTTTTTCACCAGATGGACCCACAGTGGTCGGAAAAGCCTCGACACCAGCACAGTCACCTTTGTCACAATCAACGAAGGTGAATGGCTTTCCTGACTGCTTAAAATATTCCAACTGTTTACGAGTCCAGCCACAACCCATGGTCCCGTAAACGGTAAATTTACCAGCACCACCAGATTTCTTAGGATACTTGTTCATACAGACTTTAACGAGTACGATAACGACGACAGCGATGAGGATCGCGAGAAGATACATTTTATTATTACCATAGATTTATTTTTTGGTGAATTTCATCACCGGCTTCTTTTTCGTGATCAGCTTACCCGCCTTCAAAATAGCGATAGCGCGCGCTTTAGCGTTTCCCACTTGCTTGGTCACCACAGGAGGAGCTTTGAACACCAGACGTTTTGGTGACACTTTAGGTTTAGTGAATAATTTTTGAAACTGGTTCACTTTACTGGTTTCAGTGAAGAAAGGTCTCATGAGAACAGTCTCGAAACTTGGAAGAGTATGATTCATGTTTCCACGAAGCCTGAAATTTTTAATTTTAGTGGACTTCATACTGAGATATTCTGGTGGCAAAAGAGATTGAACAAGTGTTTTCACCATACGTTCCGTTCGATTAGAAGGTTGCCTACAAAGGCCGTACATTGTGTTCAAGAAAAGATGTAAATCGTAAAATCGGTCCGACTTTCTCGATATACCTATGTTGACATAGTTTCTGGTGTTAATCAATGGATTCCTAATTCGAGGAAAAGCAGAAAATCCAAAATCGATAATGACAGCCTCTACACCCGCGTTTGGAATGGAGTACTTTTTGTTTAAGGAAATCTGAATATTTTTGTCTGGCACGGTGCGTACCATGATGTTACCACCGTGAAGGTCGTGATGTCTAAAACCAGGATACTTTTTATGGATACGATACAGGTTGTAAACGATCTGAGCCATAACGGATCTGACAGCGTCTAGAGTGGGACGAGTTTTCATCCATTTCTCAAGTTCCTGACCATCTATGAACTCCGAGTACAAGTAATCTTTACCATCACACGCCTTATACAGATACATCTTCGGAACACCGTAGTTTTCCAACTTTTTCGCGACTGTGAATTCCATTTTAGGATTCACAGATTTGACCGCATTGACGAACCCCGCCAACGGTGCGTTATTTGTTTTTTCAGTTAATCTAGGTTGTCGTATTTCTTTGTAAACGACAAACTTCTTACAGCCATCATCCACACAACCCCTATACACCTTACCATATTGACCCTGACCAATCTTCACCACTCCTTTAGTCGTGGAGCCATTCTTCTTTTTCA